TTTGAACCGCATCGTGAGTGAGGACGCCGCCTATGTTCATCCGCCCAACGAAGAAAGAGATTCTTCGGAACGCTCCTGACAATCCAGGTGGTACGCCGCCGGTTGAGACACCTCCCGTCGAGACGCCCCCGGCGCCTGACTTCGGTGCGTTTATCCCCGAAGCGTACAAGGGCGATGATGGCACCTATGACACCGCGAAGTTTCGCGAAGATTTCGACGGTCACGCGGCCCGCGCGGGTCAACTCGAAGAAGAACTGACCGAGCTGCGTGGCGCGATCCCAGAAAATGCGACCGGCTATGAAATCGTTGCGCCTGACGAAATCGACTTTGGCGAAATTGAAGTGCCGGATTGGTTCGCCTTCGAGCTCGACTCCGAAAGCCCCGTCATCGCGGAAGCTCAAAACTGGCTCCACGAGAACAACGTTCGCCCCGAGGCCGTACCTGGCTTGATCAGCATGTTCGCGCGGATGAAGGCAGCGGAGGCGGCCGATCATCAGGCGATGGCAAAGGAGCAACGCGACGCCCTCGGGGCAAATGCCGAATCCCGCATCGCGACGATCAAACGTGCCCTGGAAACCAAGCTGCCCGACGCCGCACAGCGCGACGCCCTGATGAAGGTCGCAGTGTCCGCTGATGCGGTTCGCGGCCTCGAAAGTTTGCTGAAATCTGGCTCCCAAACGCCAGTGACAACCGCAGATCAAAACGCGGACCTCATGGACCTGCCGCCCGCCGAACGACTGGTCGAAATCAACCGTCGCTTGGCGGAAAAATGAAAGGCTGAGAAATGGTTCATACCATTGTCGAATATGCGCGAACGGTTGAAGACCCGATGGCGCGCACGATCATCGAACTCTTCCCGGAAGCGGTCGATTTCTACGGGATCCTTCCCTTTAAGCCCGCGCCCGGCGGAGCATATCGCTATCATCGCGAAGGCGCGTTGCCGAACAACATCGGCTTCCGCGGGATCAACGAAGAACCCCAAGAAGGCCACGCTGTCTTTAACGATCTCGTTGAGACCTGCTTCCCGATCGCTGGTAACATCGACGTCGACCGCGTTCTGCTGAATCGTTATGGACCCGAGCGCCGCGCTCGTGAGCAGATCATGGCAATCAAGCGCAAGATGAAGGTCTGGGCCGATACCTTCATCAAAGGCGACAGTCAGTCATCTCCGACCGAATTTACGGGTCTACAGAACCGGCTGCAAATCGTCGGCGGCGACGTCAGTGCGTCGAACTATGACTCTCGCGTTGTGGCCAACAGTGTTGCCGCTGGCGGTGGTGCCCTTTCTCTCCAAAAGCTGGATCTCGCAATCCACCACACGGAAAACCCGACTGCGATCATTATGCCGCGCAAGATCAAGAGCCGTTTCCCGGCCGCGCAGCGAGACACGCAGATTGGGGGCTTCATCACCTTCGATAAGGATGAGATGGGCCGCCCTGTGACCCGCTATGGTGAATTGCCAGTCTATACCGGCTACGGCATCACTCCGTTTGGCGAGTTCTTGCCCTTCGATGAAGTTCCATACGGCGGTGGCGTCGCGAACACCGCGTCGATCTACATCGTCAGCTTCACCGATGGGGGTGTCTGCGGGATCGAGACACTGCCAATGGAAGTCACCGATATCGGTTTGACCGAAACGGGTGTCTGGCACCGGACCAATGTCGAGCATGACAATGGCCTGGTGGTTGAAGGCGCCTATGCCGCAACCCGAATGACCTCCATCACCGACGCACCGATCGTCAAATAAGGAGCCCAAAATGCCTGTTCAAAAAGGATATCCCTTCGACAAGGAGCTTTCGTATCGCGCGAAAGGCTCCGCGGCGGTGGCGGCCTCCGGCTACGTTGGTACGCAAAAGGACCAAGGCGGTGCAGTCCTCACCGAAATGGTGCTGGTGCTCAACATCGAAGCGATCGATGTTGCCAATGGCGATGAGGCGTACACGTTCCGCGTGGTTGGCTCGCAAACCCCCGATCGATCTGATGCGCGGGTGTTGGCCGAATATACGGTTGGTGATGCGGCCGCAAAGCCGATAGACACCGCCGATGATATGGCCGGCGAGCAGCACGTGATCCAGTTCAATACGCAGCGCGCGGGATACAACCAGCGCTATCTGGATCTGCGCCTCGACGTGGCTGGCACGACGCCATCGATCACGTTCTCAGCGTTCCTCAGCAAGAAGATGGGGTGAGCACATGCCGTTGATGGTCGAACTCAAACCGAACCCCGCCTATAAGGTGCCTTCCGACGCATCCGCCGCCGACAAGAAGCGATTGGCAGCGGCGTGGAGCCAGATCAAGGCTGAGAAGCCGAAGACCGTGACCGCCGCGACCGCGAAAGAGGCCGTCATTAACTCCGGCGGGATGTATACCTTCGTTGAGCCAGATGAGCCCGAAACATCGCCGGTCACTGGCGTCTCGTTGGAAAACATGCCGCTGGAAGACCTCAAGGTGCTCATGTTGCAGCTTGGCGTGAAGACCGAGAAGCAGATGACGCGCAGCCAGGTTATTCAAACCGTTCGCTCGCGGCTCGATCAGGTGAATGTCGTTGAAGACGATGAACTGATCGAAGAGGACTCAGCGCAGTCCTAACGGCGGTAGGGCAGTGATGAGAGGGGGGTGGGCTTCGGCTCACCCCTTTTTCTGTGCATTCGCATCGTTTTGCGCCGGTGACACACTCCGCGCATGGCTACGAATTTCACCAGATTGACCATCATCAACGCGGCGCTTCTTTCGCAGGGGCAAACAGAGTTGCAAGCCGAAGATGATGGCTCGCTCGAATGGCGCACGCTGGCCGCAAATTGGGCAAACCTCGTGGAGTCCGAGTTGGAAGACGCCGCGATGGCACATTCCTTTGTCGAGGAAGAACTGCCGGCGCGCGCAGGCGATGGATCCTTTGGGTTTTCTGATCGGTATCTGACACCCTCGGCCGCGCTCCATGTTCGCGATGTGTGGACGGAGGACGCTTCGGGCGAGAGAACTCGGATAGATTGGTATCAGGGCCGCGACGCCATCCACGTGAATAGCGCAAACGGTATCTGGTGCGAGTATGTCGATTGCAGCGAAACCACAGACTTTCCTCCGCTCTTCGTCCGCGGGGTGCAGCAATCTCTCGAGGCAATCATTCTTCGCGCGCTCAAAGAGGAATATGGCAACGCTGACAAAATGGATGCGCGGGCACAATCGCACTTTCAGCGCGCGCGCACATCATCGTCCAATCAAAAGTCTAAAAGACGGTTCTACTCAAACGAGTCTCGCTTTGTAAGAGCGAGGTTCCGCCGTGGTTAAGCAAACCGTCACGCAGCGCGATTTCTCGTATGGCGCCGCGCTCCCAGAGATCATCGAAGGTGATGATTTGGAGCTGCGCTCCCAGAGCCTCCGCGACGCCAAGAACCTCCGCATCACGTCTGGCCGCACCGCGCGGCAACGGATGGGAACCATAAATCTGCGGGCATATCGGACAGGGAC